GTACATGTCATGAAGATGGAAAATTTAGCGATTCGAGGCGCATTAGACCGTGTGGAACGGTTGCTGAAGAATTATTTAGAGACGAAGGATGAAACAATTAAAAAGGGCTTGAATCGCCAAATTTCGTTGCTTGGTCAATTTGATAATCACTATCAAAGAAAAGAATATGCCATGTTTCCGATTATGGAGAAAAAGGGCATTACTGCACCTCCTAAGGTAATGTGGGGTGTTGATGACCAAATTCGTGAATTGTATAAGGATTTCAAGAAGGCTCTTTCTAACGAGGGTACCGAATTTGCCCCGAGCGAGAGCGCGTGTAAGTTCTGCCCGGCGGCGGGCATCTGCAGGCCACGGGCTGAGTCTATAGCTGCTATAGCCTTCGGGGAAGACCCAAACATTATTTCGTTGGAAGACCGCGCCGGGTACCTAGCACGCGTAGGCGAGATAAAATCCTGGATAAAGCACCTGGAAGAGTCTTCTCTGGAACTCGCTTACGAGCAGGGGCAGAAAATCCCCGGTTATAAGGTAGTCCGTTCCGGTTCGCGCCGGGTTGTTGCAGATACCGACGCAGCTACCAAGCGGCTTACGGACGCGGGGTATAGCGTTGAGCAATTCACCACGCGTAAGTTAGCCGGGGTTACAGACCTTGACCGGCTAGTGGGTAAGAAAGAGTTACCCGGCGTGCTAGGCGATGCCCTGCAGATGACAGAGGGGAAGCCTTCACTGGTTCCAGAGTCAGACCGCCGTAAGGCGATTAGCAAGAAACAAGAGGTAAGCGAGATGTTCAGTAATGAATAGTCGAGTTAAAATTGACTTTGACGCTCTTGACCGTTGGCGTGCTACGCACGGTATCGAGAGCGAAAAAGAGATGTGCGAGCGGGCTGGTTTACACCCGGATACACTCAAGCGCATCAAGAGCGGTGCAAGAAGCCTTACGCTTCTCACCGTAGAGGCGTTCTATAACGCCTATGGAATAGAGTTTACACCAGATGATGAACTCTCCATTTACCAATACGTATAAACCGATAAACAGTTAGGAAGTCTAAACATGGCAAACGATAATTTGCGACTCACCACCGGCGAGGTATGCCTCTCCTTCGTACACCTGTTCGAGCCGCATACTCAGGATGCGGCAAAATATGAGCCAAAATATTCAGCAACTCTTATTATCCCTAAGAGCGATACGGCGACTATCAACAAGATCCGTAAGGCACAACAGGCCGCCCTTGAGAAGGGTAAAGATAAAACTTTCGGCGGTACCATTCCTAAGGGTTGGAAGGATACTCTGCGAGACGGCGACGAGTCAGACCGCCCAGAGTACGAGGGTTGCTGGTACATCTCCGTTCGCGCGAATGCAGACCGCAAGCCCAGCGTGGTAGACCAGAATGTGAATGAAATCCTGGACAAGAGCGAAATCTACTCAGGTGTTTACGCCCGTGCAGCTATTGAAGCGTTCCCGTTCAACAACAACGGTAAGGGCGTGTCGTTCCAAATTCTCGCTGTTCAGAAAACCCGTGACGGTGAACCTCTCGCCGGGGGCGCGCCCGTGAAAGCCTCTGACTTGTTCGAGCCTGTAGAAACCGAGAGCGAGGGCGAAGACCTTATCTAACAGACCCGTCGAACGGTAGACGCTAAAAACCGTAGCTAACCCGATGTTGGCGAACTTTGTGTGCAAGAAAGCCCCGGCATGTGGAATAGCCGGGGCTTTCACTATACAACTCGAAAGAAGACCACGGGTAAGGACATGGAAATACTTGATATTGACATTGAAACCTATTGCGAGTTAGACCTTCAAAAGGTCGGCGTTTATGCGTATACCGAGCACCCTAGCTTTCGTATCCTCATGGCCGCATATGCGGTTGATGATGGAGACGTGAAGATAACAACCGATGAAGACGAAATGCGTCGTATCCCCGGCCTGTGGGAAGATGCGGTAACGAAGACAGCGCATAACGCGAACTTCGAGCGTGTCTGTTTCTCACGTCTAGCTGGGCTACCCACAGGTGAGTATCTGCAACCGGAATCATGGTTAGACACACAGGGTATCGCCGCGAATTGGGGGTACCCTCAAAAACTAGAGTACCTTGCAGAGGCGCTAGGCGTTGAGCATAAAGACAGTGCAGGTACGCGGCTTATCAATCTGTTTTCTAAACCTAACCCGCGAACGGGTCTACGCACCAAACCGGAAGATAAACCTGCTGAATGGGAGGAATTTAAAGCCTACAACGTGCAGGATGTTGTCGTTTTGAAACAGGTACGACAGGCGCTTATGCGGCTTCACGGCGGATTCGCGCCGGGGGAGTTTGAGGGGTGGTGCGCAGATGCACGACTCAACGACAGAGGCATAAAGACCGATACCGTTCTAGCCGCCGCCGCGTCCGATGCGAACCAAGACGTGAAGAACGAGGCGCTCGCTAAAATCAAAATGATAACCGGCGCGGGTAATCCTAATTCACGTAATCAACTGCTGGCATGGTTGAATTCGCAACCACATGAAGCGTTACAGTCGTTGCGGGACGTGAAGGCGGAAACCGTAAAAGACCTTCTACGGGTTGAAGACCTCCCAGCAGACGCGCGCCGGGTTTTGGAGTTACGACAAGATACTTCCCTTACCACAGCGAGTAAATACGACGCGGCTATACGACGGCGTTCAGATGATGGTAGGTTACGCGGGTCATTTAAATATTTTGGCGCGCATACCGGGCGTTGGAGTGGGCAGGGTGTGCAGTTGCAGAACCTAGCGCGCGATTCAGCTAAGACAGATGAAGAGGCTATCGAGCTTGCGACACGTGTCGTTATCGGTGACACCGTAACAGCGCAAGACCTCAAGAAACTTGTTCGCTCTATGTTTCTAGGCCCGTTCACGGTGTGCGACTATAGCGCTATCGAAGCCCGCGTTTTAGCGTGGCTGGCAGGTGAACAGTGGGTACTCGATGCATTCCGAGCCGGGCGGGATATATACATAGAAACCGCAAGCCGCATGTTTGGTGTGGACTACGAAGCCGCGCGCGCACTACGGCAAAAAGGTAAGGTTGCAGTTCTTGCTTTGGGGTATGGAGGCGGGCTAGTCTCCATGCGCGCTATGGGTGCGGACGGTAGCGATGAAGAAGTGAAAATGCATATACAGCAATGGAGGGCGGCAAACCCGAATATCGTCCGTTTCTGGAAGACGCTAGACAACGCGTTTCGCGCCGGGGGTGGACGGGTTGGAGAGTACGTATCCGTTCGTAAGGACGTGCAGAGCCGCCAAATGCAAATCGTGTTACCAAGCGGGCGGGCGGTCTGCTACCGCGAGCCGCGCGTTATTCGAGCTGAGAAATTCGGTGAGATGCGGGACGTTCTGTCGTTCATTGACCCGAAGTACAGGAACCGTGTACAGACGTATGGAGGGAAATTGACTGAGAACGTTACACAGGCAGTCGCCCGCGATTTGCTCGCTCATGCGCTGGTTGAGATGGACGCGCTAGGCGTGCCAGCGGTGGCGCATGTGCACGATGAAATCTTGGTATACGGCGGCAACGTGGAGACTGTAGCCGCTATCATGGGAGAAGATGAAAACTTTCGCCCCGAATGGGCAGAAGGGCTACCGCTCTCTGCTGAGGGGTATAACTGTAAACGATACCGGAAGGGGTAAGGAATATGTGTGCAGTTGGAACACCGCTACCCGGCGGGGTTATCCAGGCGCTAGTGCTATTGGACGAAAAGGGCAAAGCCTACGGTGATTCATGGCGTAAGCGCGGTGAGATGTTCAGCATCTTGCCGAATATCGCGCGTAAAGTAGACCGGATAGGGATACCCGGCGGGGGTGATACGCTCAAGGATACGATAGTAGACCTGCTGAATTATTGCTTGCTCTATGCGTGCTGGTTGAATGGTGATGAAGACGCGAAAGGCACTGACAACATGGCTGTGTCGATTTGGGTTGATTCGGCGCGTGAACTGGAAGAAGCGAAGCGCGCCGGGTTGGAAAAGACCCCGGCGGGTATCGACGCATATGTGCGGGATAAGTTCGAGAACATCTTGAGTACCTACACGTTCAACACTGTTCAGGAACGGTACCAGAAAATTCGACATATCGCCGCTATTTTGATGCATGATGAACGTTTATAAGGTATAATATAATTACCTTTGTCTGTGGTTGGGGGCGGGGCGTTGAGAGTACTCACGCCCCGCTTTCTTTCGGTCATTTTCAGGTGTGGCGTAAAACACGTGTTTCTGAGTTGCATCAACGGTTCAAAACCTGTATGCTTGAATTATCAAGGCGACAAGGTCTTGATACAGACAAAGGAATAGTGTTATGGCGTTTTTGAATACCAAGCCTGTTGAAACTGAGGGCCTTGAGGTTCTTGAGTTACGGTACGTACATCATGGGAATGGCGTTTACGTCCTATCCGATGAAAGTAAGGAAACGTTACCTGAGGATTTAGTGAAGGGTGTTATGCCTGTATACCATACCCGGTATGTGCACTCCTTCCAGCTCAGCGTTGTGTTTGACCTTGACCGCCTAAGGCGTGGGGGTAGTTATAAGTACCTGTGGCACGAAACGAAGCGTAGTCACGGAACCTCAACGACTTTCTACGTTCAGAAAATATAGCTAGTATCCACCCCGGCGTGTTCATCACGCCGGGGTTTTCGTTTGCCCGGTTGCATCAAAGATACAAAGTGTGTATACTTGATTTTGGAAGCGGGAAACCGCAAGAACCACAGAAAGGGTGTGTACCGTGTACACGAAATTCGAGATTATTAGCATTACTGTAGCTATCTTCTTCGCCGTTTTTTGCGCTATAGGTGTGGTAGCTTCTCACGGTGAAGGAAATGGCGCAACGCTAGGGCTTCTAGTGTTTGGTGGGTATACCGCTATTCAGCTGGCAAGGAAGTAGGCGAAGATGTTGAGTGTTCCTAAGGATAAAGTCGCGGTACTCAGGTACAGGTACGTTTCTAATACCGGGTATGTACTAGATACCGAGTACTCAGAAAACGCCCCACAAGAGCTTATAGAGCGGGTGCTAAAGGTCATAAGCATACGCCCTAGGGAGTTACACATTAGTAGCTTTAGCAATTGGGTGCATTGCTTTACAGATGATAAATATAAGTATTTAGGTCATGAACGGCATGGGGATAGCACCGTGTTCTTTGTAGAGGTGCGGGAAGGGTAATCAACAATGTTAAAGAAACTATGGGCAAGGGTAACGCGCCGGGGTACTCAGCAGACCGGCGCGTATGTCGAACCGTTCGAGACGGCGACAGATGCTAATTCTCTTTATCAGGTCTTTATGCGTACTATGATGCGCATCAACGCGGCGGAAGAAGCGTATTTTGTCCGCTAAGATTCAGTATCGAGACTTGCGCGGTGTGTGGGTTCAAGAGCTTATCGACAAGGGCTTGGTAGGCCCACTACCACACCACATGAGCGTATATCAGGTGATTATCACCAATGGCTACGGCCCGCATACGCATGAGTGGACGAAACGTTACCCACCCGAGAGGCTTATGACGCTAATCACAGAAAATGTTGAGATTTAGACTTGCATCAACGATACAAGTCTTGTATACTTGAATTAACGAAGCAGATAAAACGAAAGAAGCAGACAATGGAAACCTACGGACTAATCTACACGTACAACGGGGATAATTCCTACTCAGTACGTTTCCCACAAGGTAAGCCGGTGTACTGGGAAGTAGCGAAGAACGTCCCTGACCGTGTACCGGCGGGGCATTTCGGTGTTCTCGAAAGCGCGGTACGCTCCGGGTTATCGAAGGCAAAAGACGTTGAGGTTCTTGGCGTTCGATGCTCACATGCCACGATTGACCGCAGTCATGCGCTGTTTGCGGTGTTTGACCTTTCGGTTCCAGGGGTAGCGTAGTGAAAACAATACGAGTCATGTACGTAGCAACGAACGAAACTTACTACGCCCTTCGTAGTATGGATAGCGAACACCTTCGAGCCGCCTTTAGGGCGGGTGTTCCAAGGCAGTTGAAGGCGCATAACTTCTATATACTGGCTGAGACGGTACGGCGGAGGGTTAGCCCTCTGACCGGTGTTCGGGTTGAGTGTATTCAAGTAGCAGGTTATGCGCTCGCGGTGCAGTTACAGCTTACGACGGCAACGCCTAGCAGGATATACGCACAACACGCCGGGGAGAATAAGTATATACCCTCTTTCCCAGCGGGTGAAAAGGTACCGAGCGACATACAGCACGCATTCGCTAAACAGATACATGCTGAGACGCAAGACGATTTGATAAGCTCAGTTCACGATATTGTAAGGTCACTCCCCGGCGTGCATATCAAGACTAGTAGCTTACGAAGTGCACGAAGTACAAAGTTATCAGCTTTAGAAACATTCGATATTTTCGTGGAAGGTTAGGAACGTGAGAGTAGAAATCGGGTACACTTACACCAAAGGCGGCGGGTTCACGCTAGGGCGCGTATTCAGTGCTGAGAAACCCCCCGGCGTGGGTAATGGACGCTTTCCCTAAGTTCATACCGGCTAAGGATGTATCGGACATTGATAGCGCCATTGACCGTGTGGTGGAAGAGAACGGGCGAATCGACGAATGTAACACATTCCACTCATGGCTTCTACGCCGTGATATACCACTATTCACCACAGTAACTTTACAAGTCCACTAGATAAGAGAGAAAGACCATGACAACCACAGTAGCACCAGGATACGCGAATCTGCGTAGCGGTAATAACGGTTCAGGAAGCCTAATTCTGAGCTTGACACAGGAAGAACTTCATGTAGCGCGCGAACTGTACCGCGCCGGGCGCGATGCGCTGGAATCAGCTTTTATCGCCCGCGATTACACACTGCATCCTGAGATGAAGGAATTAGGGCTACCCCCGAAACGTAGCGTCATTCGCGTTGGTAAGATAGGCAACATGAACGTGCGCCGTCCGCCTATGGGTCGATACCGCCGCTACGCCAAAAAGATTGACAAACTCACCGCTAAGAATCCTGAGCGGTACGCAAAGAAAATCCAACAAATGACTATTGTTCTACGGCTCGCATACATTCGCGGGCATATCGAGTTGAACGAGAGCTAAACACAGAAAGGTACTAACGATGCACATCTACGTTCGCACCGGCGATAATGAGAATACCGGTATTGAGTTTCTGAATGGTAAGGGCTGGTCGGAACCGCATATCGAGCAGAAAGGGTTCACCCACACGCCTAAGAACGCCCCGGCGCGTAAGTATGAATTTAAAGACGAAAAGAACGCACAGCGCGGCGGGTGGGGTACGAAGAACGAAAAGTGTCTAGCCGCCCTGGTGTTACTGAGTGAAGAACTCAGTAAGGTACCCGAGAATGAAACCATAGAGTCTGTTACCTGGATTACGGTAGGTATTCGTGATGTAACCGGTCTTGATTTGCTGAAACGCTATGAGCTGGGGAATCTTAAAGGAAACACGGCGGAAGAACTCAACGGTGAAGTAAAATACATCATCTACAAGTACCTGAACGAAGGGCCTACGCATGTTAAGGTATCCATAACAGATAAAGACCGTAAGCGTATCACCTATGATAACAACGATGCCCGCGATGGATTCGGGTACATGCGGAAGGACTTGCCGCAAGGGTTTAGTATCGTATTCGATGATACGGTTGAGCATTACTCTGTTCCTGAGTTTCTACGCCGCGCGGTGTTCTCCTTGACAGATGAACAAGAGACCTTAGCAGAGGCTATCTTGTTAGCCGATAAGCTCTCGAAGCTAGAACAGAGCGAGTTAGTGACTACTACGGTAATATGTCACACCGGTGAAATAAAAGAGCCTACCCGCGCCGGTGAAATTCTTGAACGGCTACAACACTTCATCTGTGCATACACGTTGAACGATGATAGTAAGATAATCGTGGTTGATGGAAGCAAAACCGATGAAGAGGCGAAAGTTCGTAAAGCAAACGTTACCGTTGACGTGCTGAAACGCGTTGATTTTTACGGCGCGCCGGGGCTGAGCGAGAAACCCGAGAAGTTATCAGACTTCAACCACGTTAGGGCAATGTATAACGTTGGATTCGTTATAACCGGAACCCTTGGTAGGCGTTGGGGATTTAAAGTTAAAAGTGACGGTTCCCGGTCTACTGTATACCGCATGAACTACGAAGACCGCGCGTTAGCGGTTGCGGCGCTCGCTACTTTTTCAGTAGCTGATAAGCACCAATATTATGGCGAATTGCAGATAGTTTCTGATGTTCTCGAGCCGGACTTTGTGGAAGCAGTGAACGACATCTTACGAGGGCTCGATTACTACGAGTTGGTGAATTACCTCAAGGGGTTTTTCAATGTAGAAGAGGTGCGTGTCTAGAATGTTAGAACTAGTACTAACGAAAGCGGATTTATCCGGGCTAACAATCGTCGATAGCGATACAGTGGTAGATTCGGGAAGCACCCCCGCGAAGGCGTATACACTCGAAAACCCCGGGCTACTTGATGCCCCCGGCGTGTGCCAAACTCTGGCGGCTGTAGGTGTTCTTGAGAACTACGAATACGATACTAAGGTATCCTACATTTCGTATGTTGAAAACGGAACTTTGTACCCCGCTAACATCATAACCGGCTCAACGGTAGCAGAAACGAAGAGCCGCCTAGAAATGGTAATCCGAGAAACGACAAAGCCGCTCGATATCATCAACGTCGAAATCACCCGTGCAGACTGCGAGCGTGTAAAACTCCATAGTGGTAAACCGATGTGGGAGAAGACAGAAACCGCAGATGATATTCAAGGCTTCACGCTAACCACTAAAGCCGGTGCTACGTTCATCGCGAATGTTCCTGAGTATTTGCGTATGCCGTTGTTCCGAACTCAGCTAGATGTAGTAGGGCTTGCCGCAACGGCGTTGACGTTAGAGGAATTATCGCAATACCCTGCAAACGCTATCGTAGATGGTGTATGCTTTGACCTCCCAGATACCGAACTAGATAGGACTTCTCTAGTTCCTAACTGGTTCTATATCGGGGTGTATCACCCGGTACGGGTTAGCGAGCTTATGGTATTCCTGGACGGATACCTTCGTATGTTCACACCTCATACCGTCTCAGCAGACGAAATAGAGCAGGAAGCGCGTATCAAAGCCGCAGCAGAACGCCTTTTGAAGGACTGGAAATGATACGCTAGAAACAGAAAAACACCCCCGGCGCGTTAGGGTAGGCAACGCGCCGGGGGTGTTTCGTCACTCACTCTTAGAGCTGAGTCGTGCCGTTAGCGTTAGCATCCGGTGCTACAGGCTCTATGGGTGCTTCGCTGTCAGTAGAAGGGTTGGTAGGGGTAACGTTGAAGAAAGCCACGCCAAAGGTGACTACCTGCAACGCGATACCCGAGATAATCTGCCACAGCTCAGTCGATACGAAACCGAGGGCGATAAGCAGGTTACCAACCAGAGGGATAACAGCGTAAGCGAACTTACGAACGGATGCCCACTGCTCACTAGTAAGGTGCATTAGTTTTTCTTTCCTTATTTAATTAGTTGAAGAAACCCGTACCCCAAGTATTGGACGGGTTGTTATCATCCGGGCCGATAGCGACATAGCGTCGCTTACCCGAATAGCTTGTGTAGGTTAGCCACACAAAACCGTTTTCAGCAATGTAGCCGTCATAAATGAACGACTGCCCCGGCTTGTACTCACCCTGCGAGGGGGAGTTAGGGTTAGTGTCGTTCGAGACAGGTAGCGTGTCGTTCACGGTGAAGGTGCCACGCTTAGCAACCCACCCGCTTTGGTTCTGGTTCTGAGCGCGAACCTGCGGGGCAGGTACGGTATCACGGGGCGGACGGTAGAACGTTGCCGCCGGTCGCCCTGCCAGGTTCCAATAGCTATCATGCTGCTGCACTGAGATACCATTATTTCCGTAATTGCAATGAATGATATTCTCGCTATCGTCCAGGAAAATACCGGTATGACCGTTAGCGCCCCAAGAAGCGCCACGTACACCCCAAATGAACACGTCACCGCGCCGGGGGGAGTAAGAGCCGCCTGCG